ATTCATTCGCGTTACTTTCTTTTCACGCATTTGATTTTGTCCTGCAATCCTATTTGAATTAGTATTCAAAGGCATACCTACAATCTTAGGCGTAAAGTTGTATCCTACCTCTACGTCGATAACACCAGTAGAAGGGTCTTGCTCAAGGATAAATGACTTCTCTTCATCAGTTAAAATAATGTATCCAGAAGGACCAGTTTGAACCACACGGTTATCTAATGTTGTTCCTCTTGCCACAACACTAACTGTCTCTCCATCTAAATGATGTGATGCTAAATATAAGTTATTTCCTACTATACTCGAGCTAGTTTCAAGTCTAACAGATGAATCCATTAAGTAATCAAAATCCCACTTTTCTACTGTGTATGTAGTAGTAGTGTCAGTAGTTCTTTTGTTGACTAAGAATAAATCATTGTTAACAACAGATACCGATACAGTGTTAAGAGGGTATGCAGAGTTAGTATCTCCATTAATCCATTTAGTAAAACCATTAATGTCTTGTGATCTAAGCGTATTTAAAATGCTAGAAGTGCCATCTTGGTTTACAATGAATACCCAGTTAGCATCTTCAGACAACGATCCTGTTAATACGCCTAAGTCTACTGGATTATCAATAAGCTGTGAGGACAACACAGAGATGTCTGTACTGTTATAAGCATCTTCATTGTAGTTATACAGATAAGACCGTAGTGTTCTACCGTTTTGGTCTACAAATAATGTTGCACCATCTACTGATTTAACCTCTAAGAAAGATGCTCCATGCTGTGTTTGCGCTTCGATAGTAATGTCAGACGGAGTATTACCTCTAACAATAAACTCTGCGCCTGCTGTAAACACCTGTAAGCCACGATCAGGGTTAATGTCGATAATCTCTGTAAGTTGTCTTGAGGATATGGTTGTAAAGATACCCTCGTCATCATCACCTTCTTCTGTGTAGAAATCAAAGAACGAGCCAGACCTAGATGCAAACAAACTCTGTAGTTTAGACTTTGTACCACCTAACCATAACCTTCCTGCATAGAACGCGGCTGTCTTAGGGTATCCTCTAGTAGCAGACCATACATCTTCTTTTCTAGGAACTCCAGGAGTAGAAGGTGGCGTAAATTCTATAGTGCCATTACTTTCACCTGTTGTTATAAAGCCTGTCCATGCCTCAAAATTATCAGCCGATTCTCCACCAACAGAAATAGTAAAAGATCCAGTTCCGTTAGTATTATTTTGCGTACCTGTAACAGTAATGCCTGTATCTCCAAAAATAGGCATTTCTTGTAAATTCTTTTGCAAGTTAAAAGCAGTAGATGAAGCATTTGTGCCAAATGTAATGTTTTTACTCAATACACCTTCAACATCTATTTGATATCTATTGCCTGAATAAGTATTAGTAAAATCTATTGTTGTTACATAAGGAGTAGGCGTAGGGCTAGACGCATCATCATAATCGTACTGAGGCACGTTAAGAAAAGGAATGTCGTCAATAGTAAATACGTCACCACCTGTGTTTATTATTCTTTTAGGATAATGATCCTCATGGAACATTAACATGACATTTTCTGTTTGCACATCACGTACATTAGGTACTTCAGAAGACTCAAAAGGAACTATTAAATTCGCTACAGGAGTCCAGTTAGAAGACACTAAACTTGTACTTAATGTTTCAGGCACATAATAAAGAGCCATGTTGCCGCCAATCGCAGGGATATTATCAAATGCGCTGTAACTTAAATTTGGAGTGCCTATCAAAGTCCCAGAAGCAGGGGGGGTGCTTGTTCCTTCTGTCCTGCGAGTCCTAATAATACTGCCGTTAATAGAGGTAATTAGGTATGTTGATCCGCTAGCAGTATATGAACTGTTTACTACTGGTGTTCCAGAGGAAATAGTGAAAGAAAAATCATTTACAGAACCGCCGCTAACAGCACATAAATAATGTCTATTAGTTTCAATGCTAAAGTCAAAAGTCTTTATATTAGATACAGAGCCATTGTTATACAGTATATTAAACTCGCTTAACTCAATTTTAGCTGTACCTAAATCGCTAGTATCTCCTTTTCTTTTAATTCTAAAGTACCTGTACTGGTGTGTTGCAGAAACAGCAACTCGTACAGATTGTGCTGTATCTGTTACTGTAATAGATTGACTATTCCATGCAACGCCAGTGGTTGACCACTCAACCGCAAAGATACCAGTAGCGCCCGATGCAGAACCTACTAATTTAATATTTTTAACATCAATAAAATTAACTCTTTGGGCGCCTATATTAGATATGCCACTTAAATCATAGTAAGCAACAACATAATTTGCTGATGTTCCAATAGAGTTTGTCGTAGTTGCAACTGTTGCAGGGTTAAAATCATTAATATTGGCCGCAGTACCGCCATTAGGCATAATATCAATTTCTGCTCCTGCAATGTCACTGCTAAGATATGGAACAAAAGACTCAAAGCCCTTGTCAATATGCTGTGTGCCTGCTCTACGCTTTAACCCTCCCTGTGGGACGATAAGGACGTTTTCAGCAGTTTGCATCCCCTGATAGTATTGATCAAGATCAACGCGGCCTTTAAGTAATGGTGACAACTCTCCGCTTACAAAAGAACTTTGTAGAAACTTCGACTTCGCCATAACTAAAACCTTACATCAATAAACGGACGATCTGTAATAGGGGTTATTGGGTATTGTTGCGAATCAGTAAATCTTGCCATTCGAGAAGCGTTTACATATTGACTAGCGTTAGCTTCCATAGATGCGGCACTGTCCCTGATAGATGGAGCAAAGTCCATTGCAAGTCTGTACTCAATCATCTTACTAAAGTATACAGGCCATGCTGATTCTGGAGCGTTATAAATGTAATCAGCGTATATAGCGCCAGTTGAATTTGAGTATAGCTTATCGCCATAGAGAGCGTAATTAACTTGAGGATTAATCTTGATAAGAAACAATAGGTCAGCAGGAAGTTGGTAGATAGACTGCCACTCAGTGCCTACTGGAGTTTCTGTTGTTAAATCTAGCTGTGCTTTCTTCTTAGCAAAGCCCCAACGGTATTTAGTTAATTCGTTTTGTACGATGTTGTCATACAGATTGTTAGCAACAGTTTGAGCGCGTGAGTTGCCGATTAAAGTTGTAATAGGCAAATCCCCAATTAAAATTAACGCATTAGATATTAGCTGGATTTTGCTTGCCATAATAAACCTTTAAATTTTCGGAAGATTCTCAGTATATTTCTTCATTAATGCTTTATTTTTTTTAGTTAAAAAATCGTTAAGACTTTCTTGAGTTTTATATTTTGTTACTAATTTTGCATAAAGCTCTGTGTCTTTACTTTTTCGCGCTTCTGAAATCATTTTTACCGTTACGCGACCTGCCGCTCTTTGCTCTTTTTCTAAAGCCTCGCGACTTTTATTTTTTTTGTCAGCCTTTAATTTAGAACGAAGCTGTTCTTGTTTTGTCTGTTTTTTATCTGCCATAATAAACCTTTATGTAAGAAAGGGGGGACGAACCCCCCCAATCAGTTTACGCATTGATAACTTATACGTTATCTTTGTACTCAACCTTAACGATACCGTCTACATCACGTACAACGGAACCAGCCTTGAGCATACCATTACAAAGCCAAGAAGTCTTCTGTGCAACCCAATCTACAGAGGTCTTCATGTCAATACCAATAGCAAGTCCAACAGCTTCGCGGTTAAAGAAGTATGAGTCAACTGTGTTAGTTGTAACAGTCAAACCACCTTCAGCACGATCATCAAGAACTACAAACTGGAATCCAGCTAGGCTGTTTACGTCACCGCTAACAAGTGCCTTAACGCTCTGGTAGTCAGAAGAAGTAGCTTTCTCATCTTTCAAAAGACCACCAAGTCCTGCACTGTTTACTGCGGCAAACAAGTTAGAGTTAGGAACGCCCTGTCCACGTAGTGCTACCTGAGCTTCAATGACCTTAGCCATAGTTAAAGCGGCAGAACCGTGAGCAATAGTAGTAGGAGTAACTGCGTCCATTGCATCAATTACTAGCTGATCACTACGACGACCCAAAGCGCCAGCGATAGTGTCTGCTAACTCTTGCTTCTCGTCAAAGTTTACTTCAGCTTGGTCAAAAATGTCGGTGTACTCTGGAGCATTCCAGTTAGCAAGAGTCGCTACTTTAAAGTCATAAGTTACGCCCATAGGAACAACATCAGCAGAAGTTGCTTTTTGGTTAGCAAGTCCTTTGCCCATGTTACGGAATTTGTAGCTGTCACCAACTACATTGTTACGGATTGTTACAGCAGGCTTTAAAAGCCCTTTTTGTGCGTAGGCGTGTTTGACCATACTGTCAAATTCAATCGACGCTACGGATGATAGATTAGCACTCATAATAGTTTCCTCGAAAAAGAGTAATAAAAAAAGTTTTCAAGGTTTTTTGCTGAGTACCCAGTAAAAATGGTCAGCATTCAACCTAAATTTACTGGGCCTTTGGGGAAAGGGTATCCAGTGTCTTGATTATACACCTTTTACCCTATATTAATCAATTATTGAGAACCGCCCCACGCTTCCATCATTCTCTGAATCTTGCGCTCATGGTCGATATTGGTACTTCTGAGGAGATTTCCTTGCTCATCTTTCTTAAACATTTCTGTTTCAATAGATTCCCAAGACAGACCTTCTGGGTTATGCCCTCCCTCCATTGGGAGTTTAGCAGGAGCAGTTGCTTGTACTAACATCTCTACCAATGCAATGGTATCAGCAGTAGTCACTAGACCTCTAGCTTGCTCGTAAGTATCTGCATCAAGGTTGTTTTTCATAAACCCTTCAACAGTCTTAATTCTTTCCTGAGCGTTATCGCCTAGCTTAGACAACTCTTCTTCTTGATCTACAGCTTGTGCGGCATAGTCTTGGGCAGATAACAATTCCCATGCTTCTCCGAATGCATCAGCACTCATATTAGTCTTAGTAGCAAATGCCTCTAACTCTTGATACAAAGCATCATCACTCTCAATTCCTTCTGGGGGTGTGTAACCATCTTTAGGCGAACCCTTGAATCCTCCAAACTTTTTAGACAGTTCAGAATAACCTTTAGCTTGATCTGCTACAGATTTATACTTTGTATCTAACCATTCAGGTACTTCACCAGTTCCTTTGATACCGTCAGTTAAATAATATTCACCTTCTGCGAGAGTAGGTTCGGCACTATCTAACAAGGTATCGCTTTGTTCAGCGGCTTGTTCTTCTGACATAATGTAATCCTTATTTGATTTCGGCTTGCTTCATTTGATTGATTAAAAACTTAACTACACCAGCTTCACCGTTATGGTAAGCGGCTTCGTAATTAATGTTTTCTGAGCCAAAAGAAGTATCATTATCATAGACAAACCTTCTGGTCAGGTCTGCTAAGATACGCGCTCCATCGTCAGTTGTAAAGACCCTATGATACGCCTTGGCAATATCATTAGCATTTCGCTTGCGTAGTTCTGCTTGTTTTTTAGCAACTTCTGAATCAGCAAGTTGATCAATATTTGACCAACTCATTGAACAGGCATCGGTGGTTGTGATGTCTTCATGCCAGCTTGAGCCGCTTGTGCGCCAGCCTGAATAACCTGTGCTTTCTCAGTAGGTGTTCTTACTAACTCAGCAGGCATTCCTGTCTTAGATGCTACCCATGTGCCAAAGTCTTCTTGCTTAAAGCCAATCTTAGCCTGATCTGGGCCAGCATTCTGTAGAACGAACTGTACAGCTTGTTGGACATTGATAATATCTTCAGCATCCTGCGCTCTAGCTAAAGGCGATAGAAACTAATCTGGATCGTGACTGGGAAACAAGCTGAACA